GCAGCGTCTTGAAGCTGAGCGTAAGCAGAGAGAGCAACAACAAGCGCAGCAACGCAAAGATCGGGAACAGAAAACGCGTGAATACGAAAAACAAAAGCAAGCCAAGTTGAGAGGAAACACGGCGAGGATGCTCCAAGGTATGAGTGGCCTTGAGAGATCTAACAGAAAGGAGTTTATGCAGAGATTGGAGAGGGGTAATGATCCTGCGAAAGTCATCTCCAATGCCAGATCTCGTGATGCTCGTGCTCGCCGACCAGCTACCGGTCCCCAACCAAGACAACAAACCCGCGTCGCACCCAGAACTAAAAAGATGAAGGCCAAGAACCGTACCCGTGCGCAAGTATCTAGGCAACAACAAAGGAGAAGACGATAAAAACCTCACCCAATATTAAATGAAAGCCAAAGTTATTATTCCACTCAGCAACTCCGGTATTCTCAGTGTGCACGGTTACAGCGATGTGCGTGATAAATCCCTACTCGCGAGACACCGCGCTCTCGGGAAGGTGATCCGAGCGGGTGAACCACCCCTCGGTCTCTTCCGTCGTCTCAATGTGTTGATGATTCTCTTCAAGCGCACAGATCCCAAGTTGTCCAAGATTTTCAAGAAGGATCGTGATTGGGTCAAAGAAAAATATATGTAGATAACAGATATGTATGCCTATCTAATGGGAAGACAGGTAGAGCCTCTAGCCGCACGAGAACCCACACCAGAACCAGAACCAGAACCAGAACCAGAAAAGAAGAGTAAATCGGGTTACATACTCGTGGGTGTCATGGGTTTAATATTGTCAAAGTTAAAGACTTAAAACGATTTTCTTTTAATGGAAAATTGTGATGTATGTTGTGAAAAGTTCAACAAAATAAATCACAAAAAGGTTGAATGCCCCTTCTGTGATTTACAGAGCTGTCGTGCATGTTCCCAGAGGTATCTCCTATCCATATCAGACGACCCACATTGCATGGGATGTAAAAATATGTGGAATCGTGAGTTCGTAGATACATTTTGTACAAAGTACTTTCGTAACACTGAACTCCGTCGTCATAGGGAGACGATCCTATTTGAGAGAGAAAAGGTTCGCATGCCAGAAACACAACACGAAGTTGAAAGGATACGCGCCATGCGAAAAATCCACTTCATCATAAATGAACAACGCAGACGTCTCATAGAACTTCATCAGAAACATGGGATTTATGTTCCAGTGACGAACAATATTCCCATACCCGATGAGATTCTTGAACTCCGCGAAGATATGGAACAGAGTTATCGGGAACTAGAACGCCTTCGTCACGGTGGGGAACTTGTCATCGGCGAAGAACCCAAAAAGTTTGTTCGTAAATGTCCAACGGAGGAATGTAAAGGTTTCATGAATGAGAATTGGTTTTGTGGTCTTTGTGATGGACACTTCTGTGAGCATTGTAATGAAAAGATTGAGGATGATCATGTGTGTGACCCGGATGCGGTAAAGACTATGGAACTTCTAAAGAAGGATACGAAGCCATGTCCCAAATGTGGAACAGTCATACAGAAACTAAGTGGATGTTCTCAGATGTGGTGTCCAGATTGCCACACAGCCTTTGATTGGCGCACTGGTCAGATTGAGACGGGTCGCATTCACAACCCCCATTATATGGAGTTTAAGAGGGGTCGGATCTCATCAAGAGAACACGCAGACATACCATGCGGTGGTGTACCATCTTTTAGAGAGCTGCGACAAATAAACGCACCCGATGACGTCATGCGTTTTGCGATGGTACTTTACCAACTTGACAGAGATCTCATATACAGATACGGTGATATGTACGATGGGGATAATCAATATCTTCGTGTTGCCTACATGTTGAATGAACTAGAAGAAGATAAGTTTAAGAAGGAACTCCAAAGACGAGACAAACAACGGGAGAAATACAGGGACATTAACAATATATTTAGAATGGTCATAGATACAGGAGGGGATCTCCTAAGACAGTATGTACTTGAACCCGATAGAGTTGATGAAATCATAGATATAGGATTAAAACTTGTAGATTATGCGAATGATGTCATGAAGACCATTCGGACAAGATACAATTGTCTGGTTCCCTACAATATTAATCTTTTCTAAAAGTAAGATGCTACGATTTGTACTCCTCGCCATTTTAGCGATTGCCCTTATATACGAGAAGGTAAATATTACAGACGAAGTCGCGGGTTCTAAGAATTTCCATCTCAGTGGTGGTACCTCAAAGCAGATGTATCTCCTTATGCATAGAAACGGAATGAAACAAGAAGATCTCAAAAAGTTCGTGCAATTGGAGGATCGTTTTCTTCAAATTGAACGAAATTCGGTGTGTTCAGGAATATCTTATATTGTCGAAGCGACAACTCTTTCGAACTTAATAAAGGACCTTTTTCCAAGCTACAATTTTGCGTATCACACAATTCATCTCAAGCAGGTGGCTGAACCAACTAAATCTGTGAACTCACGAGTAACATGTTCATGAGATTCCAAACAAGCATTTTATGCTTTGGACTCTCAATCTTAATGTAATTCTTAATGATATACATGATGAGTCCGTTATCATCTGACTCATGATTTTCTAGTAAGTATTTCACAGGATCTGGAGCTGTTGCGAAATCGTCATTGATTTTATATTGAAGTTCAAGTTCGCACATTAGCTTTTCACTCCGCCTTCCTTTACGAATGTAATCAGCGATTATATAAATTAATCCATCTAAAAACTCTTCGATGGCCATATCAATCCAAGAGTTTTGAGGTGTTCCCCATTCCGTCGTGTCGGAATCAACAATCACACCATGACCATATCGCTTCTTTCCGATCTCAAGTCGTTTGGTGATTTGTTCTGTGATTGATTCCATGTCTAGTTACGATTAGTTCTTTTTCCTTAAGTTTATCCAAGTCTTTTTATAATTTACAAGTTGTTTCATGGTTGGACCACGAGTCATAATATAGTTCGTCGCGGCATTTCTATATTGTGGGATCAAGTTCCGTGGTACACCGTTCACATTCAATTGATTCATGATAATCTTCTTTTCCAAGTTGCGACCTCTCTCCACTTTCCATTGGTTTACGACTCGTTTTTTAAGGCTGTCCACATCCCGTTTAAATGGAATACCTGTTTTATTCCCATTCTTCAATTTATTGAGTTCGGTTTTCATCATCCTCACATCATTATTGAGAGAAGGCATGACATTCTTGTAACGGGACATCCACCGCTTACCATAAAGTTTCAAGATGTCTTTACGAATTGTGTTTTCATTGAGACCTCTCCTTTTCATGACCTCTTCTCGTTTTGTATTCTTCTTTTTCTGTGTGACTTCTTTTCTTGTGGGTTTTGGTGGTGGTTTTGGTTTGGGTGCCGCCAATACATTGCGCGCCTTTTCAATCTTTTTACAGAGAGATTCTTTGGTTTCCTTCTCATCCAATTTGATATTGAGAATACCCGCTACACGAAGAAGTTCCGTTTTGCTATAACCCGTACAAGTCGCCCTACCAACTCTAAATGTATTACCTGAACCCGAAAGTGTTACATTCTTTTTCTTATTGGTATTTCTGAAAGTGGCGGTTTTCACATTTGAGATCTTCTTAATCTTTTCACAGATTTCTCCCTTCTTAGTTGACATTGTGATCCCAACGACACCCATCTTCTTCGCGAGATCCACGAGTTCTGTTTTTGAGAGACGCATACATTGTTTACTATCAATTCTGAGAGCAGCCTTTTGATTCTTACTCAAAACAGTGGTACGAGTCTTTTTTGTTGGTGTCGTCTTACCCTTTACGAGCTTCTTTGGAACTGCCGCTGTGAGTACGATATCCCCCCTTTCATACATCATCTTGACGAGTTCAGCACCATCGGTGTAAGAAACAAGCATTTCAGCGGGTGTTGGCGCACCCGATATTTGAACATTCCCACTCTTTGCGATAATGTATTTGTGACCCTTGTATGTGGCATACATGAATGGAGAAATATCTGGTTCATAACTCACATAGCTGACACCATACTTTGTCATCATGTTTCGTGTGAGTGTACCCATGTCCTTGAAAATGCCATTGACTCTGAATTGCCCACTGAGATTGTTGTATTCAAATGGTGTGTAAAGGAACGCTTCACGCTCGCTATAAGTATTTACCATAAAACGACGAATGAGTTCTGGTTGGTTTGAGATATTTGTTCCTATAAATCCACCCGAAAAGCGAATCTTACCATTTTTGTAAAAGTTTACAGTTGCACCTTTGGATTCCGTTCCATCCGATACAACAACTTTAATCTGAACTGTAAAGAAGTTTTTATTGATATCACCCTTCTTTCCATACTCCTTCGTGTGTGAGAACCCTGTCTCAAATCTCCCATAAACACCGTTAATCTCTTTTGTGTCTATATAAAGACCCTCGCCAATAGGAGTTTTTGGGAGTGGTGTTTTGAGAAGGATTTTTTTGAGATTGATGCGTGTCTCTGAAGTGAACTTCTTATTTACGGTTGCATTAAACATACCTGGATTTAATTTGCTAACACTAAATGTAAGATTGACTGGTTTGGGTGGTGATGGTTGTCCAACCATTGCGATAATGTTATCGATATTGTCATTGTTGTTTGAATCGCTGACATCTAAAAACTGTGCAAATTCACCATAATTGGTATTGTTAATTATATTTTTTTCCAAACGTGGTGGAAAAGCCATCTCAGCTTCAATTTCCCGAACCAATGCATTATTTGACGCGGTTGTAGAGACAGAGCTTGGGCTGTTCGTGGGACGTACCTCTATCCCCGACTGCCTCACAAAGTCTCTGGGTGACTGGCTCATATTACTATTGCGTGGTATTTTTTTTTAGTAATCATCGGTGAAGCCCAGACTTTCTTCAACTACATCAAGTCCATAGACGACGGGCTGTCTGGGGTATACCCGACCCTTGTAGTTGACGACTTCTTCTCTCACTTCAATGTCACGGGAACTGAACGGACCCGCATAGAAGTCTTGATTGAACTTGGGCTTGCCAAGGTTGTTCGCTTGACAGTGTTGGTTGAAAACCTGGATGAAGAGCTTCTGAGGTACAAACGCGTCTTTGCCGAAGACGATGTTTGTAGATTCCAGGAAGTTGTGGAGAGTACTCGCAACCATAGCGACCTGCTTCTGGATTTTCTTGAAATAGTCGGGAACTACGTTCCAGATATCTTTGTCCCTATATTTGTTTGAGTAATCAAGGTACGCCTTGATACACTTGAGTAAAATGATTGGTAACTCACGATTCAACTTCTCGTCAAGTTGTGGATCGGCATCCCTCACTTGTTTGGAAAAGTTCCATGGAAGAATACGGCGAAGAACGGAGCCTGAGTTATCTTTCCAATTGGGAACTTCATTCCCACCCAGAACACCTGGAACAGTCCACTCGATGGAGACCGCAGTTTTGTTTTTGACGGCAACAGAGACATCCTCCCCTGAAACCATAGACTGGAACTCCGCCTGTTCGAGAGCGAGGTCTCCCTTCACTTCTGGTGCGATGAACATGAAGGAATCCTTGATCGCCGAGAGACCGAACTTCTTCTCGATGTTGTTTGAAAGGGTGCCAACGTCTTCGTTTTCATAAAACTTCTTGAAAACTTTGGTAATGAGGGTAGACTTCCCGGACCGAGCGATCCCCTTAAAAAATGGAATGATCTGCCACCCATCTAACTCCCCAATATCAAAACACAAACGCCCACCCATCACATACGCCCAGTTACACACCTCATCTTCGAACTGCTGGTACTTGAGGATTGAATCGAACCAGGGGGTTGGAATATCTTGCCATCTCTCTACGTGTGAGAAGTCATCAAACTGTTGATCAAAATACTTACACGCGATGATTGTTGGGTCAAGGCAACGAAATTCGCGACTGTCATATGGGTAAAAGCAGCAATCATAGACGCCACGATCTGGAATCCACTCCTTACCTACAAACACACCATTTTTGAAACTCCAAACATGACGACGCTTGGTAATCTCCGGAAACTGAGCGTCGTGGCACTTGCTTAAATTATCAATGACATCGCGAAACACACTACCTCTGCTTGTAAAGTGTTTCCATGTAATGAAGTCATCGTCCTTCTGTGCCAGTGAATAAATAAACTGTTCAATACTAAACTTTGGTTGCCACGCACGCGTACGATGTCCCTCAACGGTTCTAATTTCTTCGCAGCACTGTCCCTTGTATCGGCGATACCCAGACTTGTATGTCTGATCAAGCGAGTACAAAAGACATTTTTGAAATGGGGTTGAGTTCTCAATTTCATCTTCGTCCATAGTAGAAGGATCGCCTGAATTGCTGAACTGTGGTTGTGCGGTAGGATTGTCTACCCTCTCAAACGATGTGTAGTGGCGACGGATATTGTCGTAACCATCACTCAGTTGTTTTAACACATTGTTAATTCGCCGCACGATAGTCATACCATCATCGTTGGGTTCGAGTTTGTGAATCTTTAAGTCTCGCGAATGGTTTTTAACATTAATTAGGAAGGTTCTCTGTCGGTCGCGGTTACCTTTAATGGCGAGAATGTCAATTTGAGCTGGGATTGGGTTTCCAGACTCGTCGAAATATTCGGGGTGGATAAATTGCCTATATCCCAACTCTCTGGCATTTCGAAAGTCGTTCGTCTTGAGAGACCACGCCTGTTCAAATCTATCGACAACATCGAGAACCTGTTCTTCTTTCATTGATTGGATATGCTGCTTCTGAAGTTCAACGAGAGCTTCGTACTTATTAGGTTCCTTATCAATGAAATGGGTGTGCTCCATTTCTATTTATTGAGATACGATTTTTGTTTCTAAGCTGATTTTGAGGACTGCATTTTGGCAAGCATCTTTATGAGAATCTTATTTTGGGTTTCTAATTGGTAACAAAGATTTACCAGGGCAGAGCAAATAGTATCCCCGTCTGGGGTCGCGAGAAGGGATGTCATGAGACCCGCGATATCCATACCTTCATCTTCATCTTCTTGGAAGAAATCTTCATCTTCACCCTCGGACATGAGCATTTCTTCTTCGTCGGATACAATCTCACCTTCTTCTATTTCATCAGCTGATTCTTCATCCTCAGGACGAGACGACATTTAAACTAGACTGAGAAAAATTGATTTTGAAATTTTCGCACCAGTGCGATTTCAGCCAGAAAAAAAATCTTGCTATATAGTACAAAAACTCTCACAATGGCCGGTGGTCTCATGCAACTTGTCGCTTACGGCGCCCAAGACGTCTACTTGACTGGTAACCCAAAGGTTACCTTCTTCCAAGCTGTCTACAAGCGTCACACTAACTTCGCGATGGAAAACATCGAACAAACTGTTAACGGTACCGCCGCCGACTCAGGCCGCGTGTCCGTCACCATTGCCCGCAATGGTGATTTGGTCGGCGACATGTACGTCGAACTCCAATCTGCTGCGGCGAACACCAGCACCGCGGATGGTGATGATGCTTGCTGGGTCGCCGAGCGTGCGATCGCGTCCGCTGAATTGTCCATCGGTGGCCAACGCGTTGACAAGCACTACCAACGCTGGTGGCGTTTGTACTCCGAGCTTTACTTGGATGAAGCCAAGAAGGCTAACTGGGCGAAGATGACCACTGCCAAGACCGGTAACACCGTGTACTTGCCTTTGATCTTCTTCTTCAACCGCAATCCAGGTCTTTATTTGCCATTGATTGCGCTCCAATACCACGAAGTCCGCATCGACTTCGATTTGACCAGCACCTTCTCCACCTACTTGAGCACCTCCGTGTTCAAGGTCTACGCGAACTACGTGTACTTGGACACCGAAGAGCGTCGCCGATTCGCGCAAAAGGGTCACGAGTACCTCATCGAGCAAGTGCAACACACTGGCTCCGACACCGTCACTGCGGGCTCCACCTCCAACAAGCGCCTCAGCTACAACCACCCAGTCAAGGAATTGGTGTGGTGCTTCAATGACCCAGCGGCGGCGAACGTTGCCACCTCCTTGTGGAACTTCACCTCCGAACCAGCGGCGGCTGACATTGTCCTTGAGTGCGATGCCCGCGCGGGTACCGCCTCCAACTGCTACGTGCCAATCGGCCAAGCGGGTGGTGTCCCACTCTACAACGCCGATGCGTCCACTTCCGACTTCGACGAAGAGCGCGTTGGTCCAATGACTGATTTCAAGTTGGTCCTCAACGGTCAAGACCGATTCAAGGCCCAAAAGGGTAAGTACTTCAACCAAGTGCAATCATACAACCACCACAGTGGTAACCCATACGCGGGTGTGTACTCGTACTCCTTCGCGCTCAAGCCAGAAGAACATCAACCAACCGGGACCTGTAATTTCAGTCGTATTGACAATGCTCAAGTCGCGGTCACTCTCCCAGCGGCGGTTGCCTCCACCACCATGCACATGTTCGCGGTCAACTACAACGTCCTCCGCATCCAATCTGGTATGGGTGGTCTCGCGTTCTCCAACTAAGTTGGTATTTTGATCTCGTCTCGTTTCGCGTAATAAAAAAATTAAGTTTAAAAAATGTTTAGAACACAATTTTTAAATCTAATATTATAGTAAAAATGGCTGAGAAGCAAACCAAGCAACAACAAATGGGAGTCTGGATTCCAGTGTCAATCCTCGCTTTGGGTGTGATCGCGACCGTTTTCGCGATGTCCCGCAATGGTCGTAATGGATATTTCAAACTTAAATAAATGACACATGTAATAACAAATGCAGGACATTTACACAGATGGTAGTTGCCTCGGCAACCCTGGTCCAGGTGGGTGGGGTGTTGTTGGCCCAGGATTGAGAATCTCTGGGGGACAAGACAACACTACAAACAACGCTATGGAAATGACTGCAGTCGTTAAGGCGCTTCAACAGTGTCTCGCACGCGACATTCTTGAGATAAGACTGTTTACTGACAGCACATATGTCAAGAATGGTATAACTTCATGGATTAAAAATTGGAAAAGGAATGGGTGGCGTACAGCTGCGGGTACACCCGTTAAGAATAAAGAACTGTGGATTGAAATTGATACACTCTCTCAGAAAATGAAGTCTGTAGAGTGGCGTTGGGTCAAAGCACACAACGGAGACCCACAGAATGAACTGGTAGACTCTCTCGCGTATCAGGAGGCGACAGAGATTAAAAATGCCCGCGTAAAATAATGGAAGCACACGGGGAGACTCACCCATGGTGTGAGAAGCAGGAGAGGCTTCTTAAATCGTGGGCAGAGAGAGCTGCAGGATATCGTTGGCTTCATAACCACGCTCGACTCCATTTTAAAAAGCAGAACGACTACTTGTCATACCCCAGTATAGTCATTGCGAGCATTACGGGAGTTGGTGGTTTCGCTGTACTTAATCCAAGTGGAAATGAGAGTATTTCATCCGAGACAAGGGCTAAAATCATGATCGTTCAATACATGTTTGCATTCCTCAATGTACTTGGTGGAATTCTTACGAGTATAGGTAAGTTTAGTCAAAGTCTCAGTCTTTCGGAATTACACTCATCTATGTGTGTTCAATATTCAAAGTATTATAGGAATATTGATATGGAACTTTCACTAGACCCACAAGATAGAACATGTGTTATTAAGTTTGTCAAGAAGTGTCGTGAGGAATATGATAGGCTTCTCGATGAGGCCCCCGACATCCCCGCGATATCTATAGAAGCCTTTAATTTAGAGTTCCCTGAACGCACAAATAAACCAGATGTGTGTAATGGACTCAGTATCATTGTGAGTGATGAAACGTCGTCGCAACTCGGTTCTAATCGCGCCGTTACCAGGTGGTTGGGTGCGTTCAAGGCTGTCACACGTAAAAGTAAGGATGGAACTAGTATAGATGATTTAGCCAGAATGGAGGGTGCATGATTTATCTGCGACAAAAGCATAGAAAGTTGTAAATAGAACTAATGTGGGTAACAAAACTTTTTGCCTCTGTGGGAACAGGGCCAGACCCAAAATGAGTAGACACAATATATACATGTACAAAAATTGTGTGTATTCAACTATAGCTCTTGTGTAACGATCAAACCCTGGAGAACCTGGGTACGACACAAAGATGGCATCCGTATCATGTTTCTTATCCAAAGGTCCAAAGTTTTTAAAGATTTTCTCTTCTTCATCAACCTTTACAAATTCAGATTTTTGACAAACTGTGTTTATATTTGTTTGATCATCTTCACACTTTTCAGCTAATGCTTCATCTATGACACTCTTGAGTTCTTTAGCGTAACCCATGTAAAGACCCGAGTTGGCGGTAGATTTTTCACCACACTTTCCAAAAATCAGGTGTGTAAGAGGTTTACCGGGGACTTCTGGATCCTTTGACACAAGAACACCACAATCACATTCCTTGAAAAGTTCAACAACTTCATGTGGATTTTTATTGATCTTTGTGTCAAATCCATCAAGGAAAATAACAATGTCATCATCATTCTTAGTTTCAAGATGTTTTGACATTGCCTTGTACTTATCACTGAACCCATTCCACTTGGTTCCCCAACCCAAAACTTTGACTGGAACGCCAAACTCATTATTGACAAGCTCTTCAAACATACCCTGAGACTTGTTGGCGTATGTCACAATCTCGGCGGACATATATTATTATCTCAGAAATAATTATGAAGACAGTTATTATTGTAATCTTACTTTTTCTCTTATATATCTACCTGACGGTTGATAACAACATTAAGTTTGTCAAGTACGGGGGTGCTGATACAGGCTACAAACTTCTTGATGTTTTCAATGAAACAGAAGTCAACTACATTTTGGGTCTTGTAAACTCTAAGAAGTACCTGGACGCACAAAGGTTCATCCAAAATCACAGCGGTTTCCTTACACAAATGAAATATGTGTTGAACGAAGATTATGTTTTTATGGATTATATTTTCACAATAGAAAAGTCAAGTATTTCAACTTGTCATCGCGATGAAAACGGAAGTGTATTTACACCCAAAAATAAACATCCGTCCTATACAATTATATTCTATCTTGAACCGATGGAAGCTTGTCTTGATATTATTCCTGGAACTCACAAGGAAAGGAATGTCATCTACCTGTCAAGATCTCTAGAAAGTATTCCATGTAGTCCTGGACAAGCCATTTTATTTGATGCCGATCTCATTCATTCGGGGTCAATAAATACAAAAAACGACAATAAGCGAGTTCAAATGAAAATAATGCACAAAGATGATTTAGATAATTTGAAAGAGTTTCACGGTTATTACAGAGTTGGTGATGCAACCAAAGAAACTTCTATGAAAAACACTCTCTTTTACCGTAGACTTTCATGTATGTTCACAGGTATAGCAGATTTTACAAAGAATGGAAATGCAGTCCACCCAGTTTTAAACAAGTTGTATAAAAAGTTAGTCTATGGAGACGAAGATAATTATAAACTTAAAAATGTGGAGCGATAACTAATAAAAGATGAACATTGGTATTCTCACCGCCGGTGGTGTTTGTCCAGGTGTCAACACTCTCATTCGCTCAATCACTCTCCGCGAGAGAAATCAAGGTAATAAAGTCCGTGGTTTCTGTGATGGATTTAGAGGTCTCAATCAAAATACCAAGGAGTACTTTAATCAAGAACATATTGATGATGGACCAGGTTCGCTGTTAAAAACATCATACGACTATGTTGACATTGACCGTGCCGTAAAGAACCTTGGTGATTACGACCGTCTCTATTGTATTTGTGGCAATGAATCCATGAAGTCTGCGAGAGATTTAGCCCTAGATGATCGGGTGGATACCAATATTATTGGTATCGCTAAAACAATCTTCAATGATATGCCAGGTTTAGAATCTATTGGTTTCCAAACAGCTGTTCAAGAGCTTGCGAGGTACATTGATTCTGCGTACATTGAAGCGTCTTCAACAAACTCCATCGTCTTCCTAGAAGTACCTGGAAGACACAACAGTGGATTGACAACACACGCGGGTCTCGCGAGGAATTCAAAGATAACGAATGTCATCACACCAAGTACACGCGGTGATTATCGGACTTCTATTGAATACAGCTACGGAAATCGTGGGTACGCTGTTGTTGTTATTTCTGAAATGTGTGAATATGACTACTTAATCACCAGTCTTTCTGTAAAAGCTAAAGTGATTACTCCAGGTTACCTCATTGGTGCGGTTGATCCGTGTACATACGATAGTATTCTCGCAGAACGCATGGTCAGGGAAGCGTTTAATCACGCACAAGAACACAGAGACTTCATCAAGGGTGCGACAAGTATCATGCCATTCAAGGATTATCTCCGTATAGTGTAGGTTGAATGTTTCGGGAACTTTACAAACAATCAAAGTTTGTGGGTGCCCAGGTTTCACCACCGAATCAGGTCACTGTGATAATGGAGGATGGCATTGAGTATTACACATCTAATGTTACATTTAGATCTATGGCTACAATTGACAAGCAATCAAAGCAGGTTAAAGGTACACCACGCGGTAAAGAAAAGATAACCCAACTCTTTGTGGTTCCAACGACGAGGCAGAAAGGTCGTTTTACAGTTACAGAGTATAAACTGTGAGCTCCTATAGCTCAGTTGGTTAGAGCGTGGTGCTTATACGAGAGTATATTTAGGCGGGGTCCCACCCGTAAAGGCACGCCAAAGTCACGGGTTCGAGACCCGTTAGGAGCAATTTACCTTTTAGATGTGCGTCACATATGTAAAAGTTAAACATTACTTTATGATATAATGACTATTGTACCAGGGTTCAGTTACACAAATGCCGCCCACTTTGCAAAACTATCAGAACTCGCATACGAGAAATCTGAAACTGTATTCAAGAAAACTATAAAGACACATGGCTATAAAAATATTATATACTTTGACAAGTCTGGCGCACAGTGTTATGGTTTGGAACATAATGATTATGTAGTTCTCAGTTTTAGAGGAACTGAACCTACAACCGCCAATGATGTAAAAGCTGATTTAAATATTATTCATGGCAAGGATGAAAATGGTATAACGATTGGAAGTGTTCATTGTGGCTTCAGAAATGAAGTTGACACACTGTGGCCAGATATAACCACATGGTTAAAGGACAAAAAAGACAAGCAAATCTACACATGTGGTCACTCACTGGGTGGAGCTATGAGTGGTATTGCTGCCAGTCGTTTAGATGGTGCAATTTGTTACAACTATGGGTGTCCAAGAATTGGTACAAACAAGTGGAGAAAAGCATTTGATAAGGAGCATAAAATGTATAGGTTTGTAAATGATCGTGATATCGTTCCACGAATTCCACCAAGAATGATGCGTTACAAACATGCGGGTGAGTTACATTTTATAGATAAAAATGGTGAAATTAAAAGAAATCCAAGTCCATTCCGACAACTCGCAATTGGTTTGTGCAACATGTGTAGAAATCCATTAAGAATTGCCGAGGGTATTCCAGACCACAACATGGGAGACTATCACCGATTTATTGATAATTGGTCAAATAAGAAATAATTGTATATTATAATGAGGTATGGTTCTCTAGCGCGCAAGATGTTCAAGGTGCGCTGGGGTCTTCATGGAAAGGGTCTTGTTGAGGATCATCACATTATTCCTAAACAGTTCAAGAAACATCCCATAGTTGTGAAATCGGGGTACGATATAAACGCGAGTGCGAACCTCATAATGTTACCAACACGCCTTGGTAAGTTTGTACTCCGTGTGAGGGATGACCGTATTATTCATTCGGGAAAACACACGGGCTACAACAATTATGTTGAGAAGATGTTAGATTCAATGAAATCTGTAGATCAATTTACAGAATTTACAGATTTCTTGAAAAGGGCGTGTCGTCACAGACCTCAAGATATTCCATGGGTTTAGTATCCCCACTTTACATCATCTGGAGTAGCCGATGGATTTTGGCGCGAAAAGTATCGTGGACGACCATGTTCGCTGTGACCAATTGTACTATTGTGGGTACGATCAATTTTCATATACTTTCTCGTGTCTTTATAGTATATACGAGCACCCGCCGATATTAAATCCTCATGTTTCATATCAATGTGATTATCCATGGGTAAAAAGTGATGTGTATACTTCTTCATATTTTGAACATTTATCAAATAACACTTTGTACTTGAAATCCACTTTACCTTTTCAAGTTTTCCATCTATCTTATCTGGGAGTCTTGAGAGACAATGAAAGAAACACATTTCAAATTCATCACCTCTCTCGTCAATAACTTTTTGAATCTCATCGTAGAGTTTATTTGATTTTACAATTACATTATCTTCAAAGATGACCGCGTAACGAAGACCTTGGTCAAAACATCTCTTATAAAAATCCATATGTCCCATGAAACATCCAATCGCTCCCATGTTAAAATATGTAATATCAGGTCTTTTAACATCTGGATTGTAATGCATTTCTACAGCCTTTTCAAAGTATTCCGCGTCAATTTGATGTTCAAACTTCCGCGCATTTTTTATGTTTCTCGTATCTGTACCATAGATAACTTCAACTGGAACTTCGGGGTTGTGATACTTCATAAACCTCCTGCGTCTCAAATCTTCCTTGGGGAGGGTGAGTAAAAAACATTTGTAGTCGTACCCTTCCCTCGTCTGACGGCGATAGGTGGCAAGAAGTGTGGCGACCAATAAAATGATAAAGATGACCCAAATCATACCTACTTAAACATTAGAAAATATTATAGGGTAAGGATGAATCTCGTAGATATTTCTGGACTCGTGAGTTCCATTTTAATATGTCTCATGTTTGTACCAGAAGTTGCCCATGTTTACAAGCACAAGGATGCGAAAGCCATTAGCTACCCATTTCTACATCTAAATTTACTGGCGAGTATACTAGCTCTAATTTACTCTGTACATTACAATGTCATTCCCATGACCATTACAAATGTTTCAGCCGGAATTTTTTCATTAACACTTTTCCACTTTAAATATGTAAACGAGCTTAAAGGGGAGAATCAAACTATTGATGAAGTGGGGGTGTGAATCTCTCTTCAACCAAAGCTTTTATGGTGTAGTGGTAACACTGCGGACTTTGACTTTAACGAAGACGATCCGCCACCCTAGGTTCGAATCCTAGTAGAAGCTTAAACCAGTGTTAGCTCAGTTGGAAGAGCAGTGGATTGTAGTAGTATGATATAGATCTCCACGGGTCGGGTGTTCGAATCATCCACACTGGAATATTCCCTTGTAACTCAGTTGGTTAGAGTGTTCGACTGTTAATCGAGAAGCCACCGGTTCGAATCCGGTCAAGGGAGATCAAGCACCTGTAGCATAGTGGTTAATGCGCCTCTTTAGTAAGGAGGAGACCGCGTGTTCGAATCACGCCAGGTGCATTTCTAATATTTTTTATAACTTCTATTCCAAGTTGTAAAAAATATTTATTTCATTAGCCACGTAGTTATTGTGTATCTCACTGTATTATTTAATAGATCATCTGTATAATGTGGATGTGTCCAATACGGGGGAAATGCAATAGCTTGCCCCCTTTTAAGTTTCATGGTATTTTTTTGTTCAGGGAAATGGAGTTCACCACCTTCATAGTCATCGTTTAAACCAATTATTACAGTTAATTCTCTCATGTCATTTGGAGTTAAAAATCCACGCTCATCCATGAGTTCTCTTCTGAAAATCCCATCTATGTGTATTTTTGTTGCACCATGTATTTTTCTAAGTTGGAATGGAGTGAACGCGGATACACTAATTGGAAAGGTATCCATTAATTTGTGTGTTATTTTAGCAACCACTTCATATATCTTTTCATTAATTATATCGGCTCCGTTTTCAGATCCCATGGTACATGGAAAACAACATTTACCCCGGACATTTGACCCATTATCTCGAGTTTCTTTAATATTTGCTGATGTATTTATAAACGTGATTATTTCGTCACATAAAGTATTTGATACAACATTGTCAAGTACACAAATGTGAGTATTTGGTTGAGTTTCGTCCATCTGTAATTATGTTTATTTGTCTTTAAACCTTCCTCATATATTGGAATATATGCTCAACCACGATTGATGCACCTAGGACCGTGAGAACCGCATTATCGTACTTGAAGCCATATCCTACAAGTATAAACCCCCAAAGAAACGCCAAGTAATCCGTCATTGGCGCTGCCATGTAGCTACAGTTTGATTCAGTTGGAAGGGATGCCTCCATCATCTGATAATATGCATGCCCCAGAATCACTGAGAGAAGGATCGCATATACGTGCTTCTGCATATACATTATCTTGGATATTAATTGGTGGTGCCTCGAGTATTTCAACATCTAATCTATTTTCCTGTTGTGTGGGTCTTACTTGAACAATGCGACACTCTCTGGCACTTAACATATTCTGTGGTACAATGACAATGGGTCTGCATAAAAGAAGGTACATCTAATATCTCGTCTCATTTAAATGGAGCTCAAAGAACTCAAAGATCATTGGGAAAC